TTGCGGTGATGAGGGCGATTGCCATGATTCTCTTAATCAACCTGTTCTACTTCTGTAATCGAAGCGAAGGTCATCCAGGGAGCGCGCCTTATGGCGACTGTGACTTTGACGATCTCTTCTGTTGCCGAATCCGTAAAGATTTGGACGAGGGTTAGTTTGTCTTTAGACCATAACGGCATATAGCCCCACGAGGGAAGCATCACTTTTGCCAGTATCGGTTAATGACCTTGAAGTAAGCCCATGAGATAATCCATCCATAGGTAAAATAGATGAGTTTGTCTTGGTGGTTCATTGCGTTTCCCTTCGCTGATGTGTCTTGAAGTTGTAACACAGACAAGGGTCTAGGTGGCGGATTCGACCTCGGAACCAATGAGGGAAACACAGTCAGTCCCGAGGTCTAGCACGAGGAGAATGGAATCCTCGAGCGATTTATGGTTTCGGAACGCTTCTCCAAATGACTTCGTATTCGTCACCTGTCATGTCGGCGTACTTGGGCGCAAGTTCGCAATGGATCCAAGTGGCTTTTTGAGAACCACCGTTGTCTTGAGCAGACCAATCCTTCCAGCCCCTGCCAATACGCCATCCTCTTCCCCACGTCTCGCAACCTTTTTTGGTGAGTCCTGAGTAGTCATGAACCTCCTCCAAGCCGAGCGCAGTTGCATGTTCAACGAACCACAGAATGGCTTGCTTGCCCGCTGCTTTATCTGTTCCAAATGAGGTGTCAAGAGCTCTTGCAGTTCCGTGCACAGAAGGGACGCCAGGCTTGCCGACAATGTCGCGAACTACCCAAGTACCGAGGTTTTTGAAACCCCATCTTTTATTGCAGAGAAGGACGAAGCGTTCTGTGCCTGGACGTTTTGCTTTTGCTACGCCGTCAGAAGTTCCGGTGTATTGGCTCATTCTTTATCCTTGTCGTTCTGGTGGCCCTTGAGCCCGTTTGAAGCGAGCAATCCCGCCAAGACCCCACTCATGGTCAAGGTCAGCGGTGACAGAATCTTCCAGGCTTCAGCATCGTTGGGTGCCTGCTCGAGAGGCTGAACCACAAAGAGAAGTCCGTACAGAAGCACAAAGACAGTGCCGACGAATGCAATAGAGATTGCCAGCCCGACGATTAGAATGAGTCGTCCTTTGATTTCTTCGTTTGAAAGTCTTGGTCTCATTTTCATGCACAACGTCCTGTTCCTGTTTCGTTCGGTGCAATTGTTGCTGCCGAAAGTGCTTTGTTTTTTACGCGCTCACAATTAACACGGGTACGGTCTGCGCAAGCGGTAAGTAATGCGCAAATGACCAATAGAATTAGGCTTTTTTGCATTATGCCGGACCAACATCTTCCACCAACAGGTAAGCCAAAGCAGTAGCACCACGAGTCGCGGTACAGTTACTACTAGCAGCCTTTAGGGTTCCCACCAAAGTAACGGAACCAGCGGAAAATGTTTTAACGGTTGAACTAATACCGAAAATACCTGTAGTCGTTGGCACTATTGCTGAAAATGATTGTTCAGCGCCTGCAGCGTTCGTTAAACGAATTCTTTGCGTCAGTTCTTGAGTCGAGCCAGTCATGTAGGACTCGTAATAAGTCAATTTGTAATATCGGTTAGCAACAGCAGTAAATGTGACGGTCATGCCTGTGGCTATTGCTTCTGTGGTTGTAATTGTGTATGTGGTGCTACTTGTAGCCAAAGCCATGATGCCACGAGGGAATTGGTTCTGTTGGGCTGCGGTCAGGATTGCCCCTGATACGAAGTCCACGTTTGGTGATATTGCCATGATTTTTTCTCCCTTAAAAGGCTAGAAGGTTTGTGGTGGTTAATGTGCCAAATATGGCGTCATTGAGAGTGAAGTATTGGTTGCCGTCCGTGCTCTCAAAAGTGTACGAAACAATGTGAGAGCCTGGGACGATTCGGTGTTCAATTCCTGAAGTGATCAAGGTTTGCGATTCTGATGTTGGGGTGCCAGTTGAGTAGTCCTTTTGCACCGTGACAATTGACGTGAGGTCAATGGCGAAAATGATTGACCATTGTGCAGAAGTAAGAGCTGCTAATTCGCAAGAGACGCCAGTAAAACGAACGACGGGGTCTTTGTATTTGCCAAGGAGGTAGGCGGTCAGCCCTGCAACTTCTGCTGTTGTTGAGTTGAGCAAGTTGAGCAGGTTGTAGTTCTGGGCTTGATACAACGCAATTGAGTTTGCGTCTGATGATGTTTGCGCGGCTCCGGCGGGGCTCTGTCCGACTATGTAGTTATACAAGAGCTCCGACCCGAACTGGTTGACCATTGACATATATGGAATGCCTGTGCCGTTGGTGGTGAACGACGCGCCTGAGACAGGGTTGAGAACGCTCGACCTTCCTTTGAAAGTAAGACTTCCGTCGGCTGCTGTAAAAAGGTAGCCCTGTTCAGAAGTGTTGACTTGCTGAAGATAGTTGAGCGCGTTTGTGTCCTGATCGACCGCGTAAGCCCCCAAAGTTGATGTCCCTGTACCGATAGCCCTTGAGCCTTGATAGTTGATTTCTGGGCGGTCTAGGACGGTATTGACGCGGGCTGATGATGACTCGGCGGATGGGGTGAAGGCGTTGAGTTGTTGATTTGCCAGGGTGCCGAAAGCGTCAACGCATCGGGCGACCATTCTGCCCTGGTTGGCGTTCTGATAATCAAGGTTCCAGTCCTCAACAAAGCCTGTATAAATGGGTGTCCCGTTGGCGTAGATAATGATTGGCGAGCGAGGCAAGACATACGGATAGTAGATTGAGGACGTGTTCAGAGGGTCAAGAATGCGGGAGTTGTTATTAAACACGACTTGTGCTGTTCCTGCGTTGAACTGATCTAGTTGACGGTTGCGTCCGCGCCTGATGTTGACCGACAAAACAATTGACGTCAAGTCTGCGTATGCGATGCCTCCAAGAGTCCCGCGTCCAGCGGTATTGAGTACGCCATAAAAGGCGTCGTCAAGTTGAAAGGGTGTACCAAATCCTGTGGTCGTCTGGAACCCGACGAGGACTTGATATGTGGGGACGGTCATTAGAAAGTAACCGCCGGAGCAAAGACGACGCCTGAGTCGCGTTGTGCTGCAAGAATCGCGTCGATGATGTCTTGACCAATGGTTGAGGGAGATGAGACAAGTCCTGCGTCCATGTTGATTGTGAGGTTGGTGAATGGCCCAATTCCGCCAATGCCTGCTTGCTCAAATCCCCCTGCATTTCCTGACGTGTTGTCAAAGATTGATTGTGGAGCCTTAACTGCTTTTGGTGGTATGGGTGGGATAGTTGCAGGCGCTGCGCCTGCTGCGCCAGAAATAGTTGATCCGGCAAACATTGCTTCGGCTTGTTGCGTCGAGACCGGACGATTTGACATTGGGTTCTGTGCCGTTAACTGATCAAAAGTTGGAAGACCTTTGACTTTGTAATCGCCTAAATCGCCTGTGCGCAAGAAATTAATCACCGATAACGGAATCGCAAGTGCATTCATAATTCCGTTAACGAGTCCAGCAATTGAATTGTAAATTTTTCCAAACGTGTTAATCATGCCGTCAGCGTCTGTGCCTAGTGTTGCGATTTCTTTTCCAAGTTGGTCGACGCCACCTGCTGCGCCCTTGAGACCAAATGCTTCAGCAATGCGAACTGCTGATTCTCCAAGTTTGGTCAAGATGGGAAGCACCTTGTAGCCAATTGATTCTTCAAGTTCGCCCAGGGTAATTTTCAGTCGGGCGACAACGCCCTCGTAAGTTTCTGCCTTGTCTTTTGCTGCCCCGCCAAAACGATCCTCGAGCATGCCCTGGACTTTTTCAAATCCTGCTGCCTTTAATGTTGCAGCGTCATAACCAACGCCAAGTTTCGCCAAAGCCCCGTAGGAGCCCTCCTGAGCCTTCGCAAGGGCGTTAGCCACCGTCTCGACCGATTTACCAGTTGAGGCGCTTAGGTCAAGGCTGAGGTTAAGTAGGTCTTGAGCCTCAGTGATGTCACCTGTTGCCCTGACAAGACGACCAAGTGCCGGACGAAGATTGTCGTCGGCGACACCTGTTGCGCGTTGAGTTTTGTCGATAAATTCTTCCAGACCTTTAATCTGCAAGTCAGATGCCGTAGTGCTTGCCTTAATTGCGTTAGCCAACTCAACCTGTGCTGCTTGATCTTCTGCCGCTGCTTCCGCTGCTTTGAAGAGGACTGCTCCCGCAGCTGCTGCGCCGACTGCCAAGGCTGCAAAAGCAACGACTGCAACTTCTCCTGCTTTTTTTGCTGCAAAGCCAACTTTCTCTGTGCCGGACTCAAGGTTCTTAAATTCGTTGAGCGCGGACTTAATTCCTTTGCCGTCAAATTCTGTGATGATTGGAATTGCAAGTGCCATTAGTCAAGTTCTCTCTGTACGACTCTGATTGCGTCCATTGACGCCTTCAGCATTTCGCGTTCAATTTCATTGCGTTTGCGAAACACGGCAGGCCCGAGAATACGAGTTGTGCCAGGACGAAGGCTGCCAAGTGAGTCGCCCAAATTGTTTTTATTAGTTCGTCCTGCTGCTTCAAAGACCGCAGCTGCAACATTGGTCTGAGTTATGTAGATCAGCGAGGTCGCTTCACGGCTTGCGTCAACTTTTAACTTGACTCCTGAGATTGCTCGAGCAACTGAAAACGGAAATATTTTTTTGCCGTTTTGAGTCCATGCGCGATTCATGCCCGAAAGAGGAACTTTGACAAGGGCGTAGTTGCGTTGCACTTCTTGAATGGCAGGTTGTGCAATGCGACTTGCCTCTTGGACAAACTGCTTGCGCAGTCCAGGCTCAACCTTGTTCAGCGAACGTATGGCTTCCTTGAGTCCTTGAATCTCAATGGTTGTGTTCGTTGTCATCGTCTTTGTCGTGATTTCTTTTGTTCTTGCAACACGTCAACAACCGTAAAGAGGTCGTCTGTGTCGAATGGGATGTCGGGTGTCCAGTAGCCAGTCGCGACAAGAACCTCCGCTAGTGAGCGTCGGAAACTGCCGCTTCTGTAAAACTTGCTGATTCCTCCGAGATGACTTCGATTGACTTGGTTTTTTTGATGTAATCGTCAAAGGCGAGCGGAGTGGTGATTCCCGCAGCTCGAGCAGATTCGAATGCAAAGAATGCAAGATCTTCTGCGCCGATGCCATTGCCAAGACTGGATGCTTGTCGTTTGAATTTGCGTTCCCATGCGACGACAACGAATAGATTCGTTTCGACTTCATAGGGGTCTCCTTCAATCGGTGTTACTTGTAGTCGGATTTTCATTGTTTCCCTCTTCTATTTTCTAGACGATGTCTCGTGCCCAGGTGCCATTTGAGAACGACACTGTGGCAACCGCAAGGGTGCCGATGGACGACATGATGACTGGAGCTGCGTCTAATGTGCAGGTCGTAATCGTAAACTCTGGGTTTGCAGGGCCTTCTGTGGTGCCTGATGGAGACACGACAATTGTGCATGAACCCGCAGCGACGATTGCGCTAAGAAGTGCTTCCATTTCGGTTGAGCCGTATGAAAGATAAAGGGACAGATTGACCGAGACGCTTTGCAGGCCTTTTACTGCCTGTCGGCCAGTATCAGATAGCGATGTGCTTTCAAGAAGCTCAAAACCTAAAAGTACTTCACATGACGAGAGTTGATCCGATACGTCCACGGCTGCTCCGCCGGTTGGGGTGATGTTGCAGGTTGCACCTGACAGGAATGTTGCTGTTGCCATTGGTGGCTCCTTAGTTTCTCCGCACCGCGATTGCCACGGTGAGGTCGTATGTGGGTATATCTTGCCCGCCGTAGACCGCGTTGCCTGGACGGGCGTCGATGACTGCGATGGACGAGTTCATGATTGTGTCAACTGTTGACATGAGATAGTCGCCAGAGTCTTGATTGCCTGGAGGAGCTGCCAAGACTCGGACGGGAATCCGAAAGTCGCCGATGTTGTATGTGAAGGATGTCATGACGGGGAGTTCAATCATGACGGACATTGGGCGCGCATTTCGGGGATCTGTGACAGGCTTGAGACCAAGAGCGGTGAGTTGTGTCTTGATGGCGTTGACTGCGTCGACGAGGATTCCTGTGGCAGCCATTATGCGACCTGTGGTCTTCCGCAGCCAATAAGAGCCATGATGCGTCCCATAGTTGAGGGAACGGGGATGGATGACATTGAGTCAAATGAGGCAAATGAATCTGCTGATCCGCGTTCGCGGTAGAGGGTTGCTGCGTACATGATTGTGCCGAGTTTGACGTCGGCACCTGGCACCGTGGATTGCGAATCGGTGTATCCGGCTTCGCGACGCTTGCGGAAGATGTAGTTGTTGGCAGCGTTTACGCAAACTGTGATGAATGCGGTGTCGTTGGCGGTTGCGACGTCGATGCCGAGCCAACTGGTTACGTCACTTGAATTTATCCAAGAGACGCTAGGCGTAAATGCGACTGTGCCGTCTGCGACACTTCTTTCAAGGTCTGCGCCTGCGTTGACAAACATGAACTGGTAAAGACGAATTACATCGGAGTCAAATTGAAGGTCGCCCTCGTCGGATACCCCGATGAACTCAAAGTCTTGTGTTGAAACAATTTTGGCTGTGCCGTTGAATCCGTGTCCACATCCTGCGATGGTGACGGAGTCTCCGACTTGTATGCCAGTCTCAACGAGGGTCTGAAAAATGGCGTACCCATCGAGGCGCGTATGAAACGCGAGATCGTAAGTAGCCATTATTCCAGTTCCTGTCGTTTGTTTGTCTTAGGCGACGATTGCCGCTTTGACAAACTTGCTTGAGTCAATCATGAGTGTTGCAAGGTAACCACGGAAAGCGATTGTGCGGCTCATTGTTGACGGTACGTCGATGCTGAGTGCGCCCTTCTGCTGTTCGAAGATTTCGTAACCAGAAGCATCACCAATGATGAGAGTGTCTGCTGCAAAGTTGCGGTCAACTACGACCTGCAAGCCAAAGGCAACACCGTTTGGCTGTCCTGGGGTCAAGTTACCAAATGCGTTCATTGGCCCGATCTGTGGAAATAATGGCCTCTTTGATGTGTCGCTAAGGCTGAGCAAAAATCCCCACCATTCCGGATTTACAAAAATGTGAGTTGGAAGATTGCCGTTACTTGAGGACAAGATTGTTTGCGCTGCACCTGAGATCCATGTTGCCCAATACGAAGCGTCTAGCACTGAAGCGGCTGAAAAGTTACGAGTAACTGTTGCACCAGTTTTGAGGTTGTCTGCGGCAACGTTGTCTGTTTCGTTGGCGTAGATACGAGCCATGTCGTCAAGGACAAGGCTGATGATTTCAGGCTGTGACCAGTCGATTGATTGTTCCGACAAGGTAACGAATCCACCGTAACTACCTTTTGTCACTTGGTTGTCTGTCACGACAAAAGTTCCCTGAGTAAGTGAGGTGTTTTCAGTTGCCTGATTGCCGATTGAAGTATGAGTTGTTACTTCTGGACGGATAAATACTTTTCCGCCTTGTGGCATTGCCTTTGCACCAATTGCGTCAATGACCGGACGACGACCGATGAAGTTGTTGTAGACAGGCTGAACGATTGGAAGTGGAAGAACACCTGGGATGTCTGAGGTGAGGACGTTTGGAGCTGCAGCGCGGATGCCTTCGCTCATTGCTCGCCATTGGTCTCCGCCGACGAATGCTGCTGAGATGTACTCGGCTGCTGAAGGCATGATGAAGTCTTTCTTGGCCGAAGCGAAGATTGGTGATGTTGGGATGGCGTCGGGCGCGGAGGCTTCGACTTGGGTTTCTGTTGACATTGTTTCCTCCTGGAGACTTGTGTCGGGTTGGGGTTCGGTTGACTCTTCTTCGACTTCTTCTGGGTCGTGTTCTGAGGCAGCGATTTGTTCGATGATGGCGTCGGCAAATGCCGGAACGCTTACGACCGAAAGTTCTTGTAGATCAGCGGATGAAACAATCATGACGCCGTTCTTGTCGTATTTGAATTTCTTAGGTACTGCACCAACAGAAACTGAGTCGTATGCAGACATTTGAATTAGTTCGACAACATCGTCAGCTGCTTTTGAACGAGCAAACGATGCGGTGAATCCGAGACCGTTGTCGAGGTCGATCAGTTCGTTGACGATTCCGATGGGGCGTCCGTCGTGGTTTTCAAGAAGTCGCGCGGGCTTGGCATTCAAGTCAAAGGCTCCGCGCTTGAACATGACCTTTTCGCCACCTGAGACAGTTGCGACGATATCCCAAGGGACTGCGATGCCAGTGATGGTGCGCGGTGCATCTTCTCCAGCTGCTGCGTCAAGAGTGACGGGGACGGCGGTGAACTTAATCATGAAGGAATCTCCTCGAGGTCTGGTACTTCTGGTTCGACAAGTACGTCGTGCATATTGCCAATGGCAAGAAGGTCATCGGTGTCGAAGCGCACAAAGCGTCCGCGACTAAGAACGTCGTTCATGCTGAGACGAGATTCGATTGCGTGTGCGTACATTTGCGCACCGAAAAGCCAGAGGTCTTGACGGGCTTGCGATGCGTTTTGGTATGTCATGGATGCGCCTGGAGTCGGGGCTGAGACAAGGTACGCGGGGACTGAACACATACGGGAAAGGTCGAGTGCCTGGTATTCGCGTTGTGCTGCGTTGACTTCAAGCGGGTCGCGGTCAAACTCGACAAAGTTGACGTAGTTGTTCAACGCGCCGATGACGTTTCCTTCTCGACGAGCCTGCGCCCATTGTGCAGCAAGGTCTCCGAGTTCTTCGCCGGACATTGTTTCGCCTGCGGAAGTTTGTTGCAGATAGCCAGGGACGGTTTCGATTGTTGCTGCGCGGTCTGCGTACTGATCGAGGTGAGTTG